ACAATGTTAAATAACAATATTACATGCGTTGACTGTCCCAACTTGAAAAGAAACGATTGTATCGGTGATCGCTGCCGCGTTTGCTGCACCAGTAAGCTCTGTCGAGCTCATAACTGGATATGCTGCATCCCAGGCTGCGACGAAACAATTCCTTCTGAGGATGGGACTCCTGTCAACCCAGACATATGTTGTTCTCTCCACCGGGCACTCCTAGACAACGGCTATCCAAAAGAAGCCTTGTTAAATGGAGCCCCACCGGATTGTGTGACCACTGGTAGTGTCTCTACGTCCAGTACAAGCTCTGAAGAAGAGTTATTGATTGAGACAACTAAGAATCCAGTCAAGTGCCGCCACAATGGTTGCGATCAATGCACATTTAAAGTGTGCAAAAATTGCTGCCCTGGCTGCCCTTACCACACGGTTTGTTCACAAGCGACCTGCCAATTCTGGAATTGTAAGCACAGAAAAGGTAGATGTTCAAGACATTGTTCTGAATGCCGTCGCGAACGAACCAAGACCAAGGAGCCTGCTGAGCTCCCTAAACCCAGCGCGGAATTAACAACCCCAAAACTCCCGGTTCCCAAGAAAAAGAAGAAGAACCAAAAACCACGCGAACCTGCTTTTGTAATAAATGCTTCCAACCTTCCAGATTGGTATGTTCCATCTCGTGAAAAAGACTTAGGTTTTAAAATTCACAATACAAAGAGATTGAAACATGATCATCCTATCTCAGGTTGTGATAGAGCTCTTTCAGAACAGTATATTCATCAACAAATGATAGAAAACTTCGGTTTGGATCCACATGATCCAGACACTCAGTTTCTTGTTTATGATGCCGGTGGTGCTCCAATTCGCCAGTTCATGCGAATGGAGTCTTTCTTGGCCGGTAATGGTTTACCACGATTGCCAACCCACTCCAGCATTCCTATAACAGAAGGACATACTCGTAGTGCTGCACGCGATTTCGCAAGACGTCGAAAAGCAGCCAAACAGAATGTTCGATACTGTGAATGCACTAATTTATGTCACTGTCCTGATGATGGATACGATTCCGTAATGTGGATCGATAGTTTATATTATTTGGATAGACGGGACATAGCTGAAACACTTAGTAATGTTTCAACCGGAGAAGGTTGGGCTTCACTCCATATTTATCTTGGAGGGAAAACCGCAAATGTTAAGGAACACAGGATACGTTACAGTGCAGACCAAAGTAAAGTTAAAGTTATGGTTAATAATAATCATGTTGAGTATCAACATGCCAACCATACCTGGATACTTGAAACAAATTACTGCCAAACCGACCTGGGGACTTTAACGTGGGAAGTTAAACGTTTTGAAGACACATACATTGTACACTTCACCCTCAACCCAGATTTAAACCTTCCATCAGAGTCCTCCGAAGAATGGGAAGAATCTAGTGATGAACTAGACCCAATAGAACTCTCATCAAGTGAAGATAGTGAACATAAATTTTTGAATGCATGCTTAGCTCGAGCTAGTACCATTACTTGTTTCGATTCCGATACATTTTCGCGGTACATGAAAACTTGCGCTGCTTATGCTAGAACTTATAAAATTGATGCATCCATATCTAATCATTTAGCCGTCCAAATGTTTAAGAAAGGACAAGAAATCCGCAAAGAGTGCGCTGAAATGTTGACCGATCTTTCAGTTGAAGATTACTCACGCGGAACAGTTAAACAGCGAGTTAAATTGTTTGTTTACAACTTCTTAAACTTTAAAGGCTATCTTGACGCTAAAATAGATCAAGTTAATTTCGACATAGAACGAAATAGAAACGACACATTCTATAATGAGATTTTAAAATCGGAGAAGGCCAAGTCATCAGGCCAAACAAATTTGATGACAATGATCGGATCGATCATCAGGAAGGCTATGAAGTTGAGTGGACCACAGGTCCTAGTGAGCACAATACTTATCTCTGGGGTTTTATTGCTAATAGCATCAAAGATCCCGTTGATGGCGTTGTCCACTATGATCAGTTCCCTTGGGACGAAGATCTTAAGCCTAGGGTCTATGTACACGGTATTACGGTCGCCAAACATCATCCAGTCAATCCACAAGCTTCCGGATTTAATGAGCTCTCTGCTCTCTGCAATAGGCAGTTTTGCTCAGTATTAAAATCTGAAAGCTGGGACCCTCACTTTGAGTTCATATCTCAAAACCTCAATGATTTCTATCCTGGTTGGTCGTTAGAACCCGTCACTTTTGAAGAGTGGAATAATCGCCCTTCATTCACAGGCACCAGGAAATTAAACCAAAAGAAGGCATACGAATCTTTGCGTGATTATGCCTTACAGCGTACTGACCACTTTTCATCATCATTTGTTAAAACGGAGATTCTTCGCTCTTGCGTGGATCCTCGAAACATTATACAGAAAAGTGATCGATATAACGCTGCCATAGGACCCGCAATTTATGCTTTCTCTAAATCACTAGCTCGATGCTGGAACAAAACACACTGGATATTTTATACCAGTGGTGCCCATGCTGAAGACATTTCAGATTGGGTGCATGACCAATGCCAACGACTAGGTTTGGATTTTACCACCTGTCACAAGATCATTAGTGATCAAAAACGGCAGGATGGTCATGTAACCAGAAATGCACTAGAATGGGAAATTGAAATGTTCCGATTATTGGGTGTTGATGAAGAAATCTTGATTGAACTCAAAGAAAATATCACCACAGTAGGTTTCTCCGCACACGGATATTATTTCCGAAAAGACGGAACTCGCCGAACTGGTGAACCCCACACTTCATCGGGAAATTCAGGAATGAATGCCCCGATGAACATCATTATGCTAAGAGATCAAATCCCTTTTGAAGTGGATTGGAGTAATCCTCCGTTCTCTGTCATGGTCCAAGGTGATGATATTTTAATTATCGTTAAACCCGACATCGTCCAGCACCTTGATTCTGCTACAAGCATATCAATAGCTGCCGATATGGGTTTTCTCGTAAAATTTTATGATATCACTACAGACATGAGCGACTTAGATTATTGTAGTCGCTACTTCTGGCCTACTGACTCTCATCCTTTGGGATACGTCTTAGCCCCTAAAATAGGTAAGGTTTTAAACAAAATTGGTTATAGCCGAACCGCCACTAAGTGTCAATATGCCCGTAATAGGGGTATAGCCCTCTCCCTTTATAAGGACGTTCAACATGTTCCCTTTTTAAGAGAATGGGTTAATACACTTATCCAGCTTACAGAAGGAGTGGAGGCCGAAAAATTGCCTTACACCCACTCCATTCATTCTCGAAAAGCATCCCAACTCAATACACAAACTTTAACTTTTATGTATGAATTATATGGTTTGACCCCATCAGATCTTCATGATTGGGCCATTGAACTATCAAAAGTTAAAAGCCTACCTTGGCATATTGAAGTTGATTGGATTGACGACATCTTAGATGTCGACTATGCTTAAAACGAGAATATCAATCGGTTTCTTCAAAAATTCTAATGAATGTCAGTCCAACATCTTTTGCAACAGCTAGAAACACAATTGGCCGAATTGCGAACAGAAGGCGTAACGCTCAATCGAAAAGAGGAGGGGCAAATAGCTCGATCCCTCAAAACCGACGTGGAACGCGACGTCCCAAAGCGCAAGCAGAAAGGTTTCTTTCAGCAAATGCTCGACGTGGGAAAAAGCGCACTTCCACTGCTTCTACCTATCATAAAAATGATAGTATAGTGGCTTGGAGCGCCCCCGTTCAGAATCGCCCTGTTGTAACCATGGACAACCATCAATATCGAAATTTCAAAAATGATTTTGCGAAATCGATTCCATTCAGAGAAACCCACAGTTTTGGCACAGAAGACACAGCTATTATGCACTCAACTGGATATGACGAATTCGGACCCTATGTAGAAATATATGGAGAAGAACCAGTCAATGTCCTACGTGTTGAAAGCACTGCTTCTGCTACACCAACTGACCCTGGAGACGTAGTTTACTACGTCCCCACCAACCCTTTGTACCTGGTCGGCACCCGCGCATACATTGAGTCTAAGAATTACGATAGATATAAACTTCTACATTCTTCTTTACATTACGTTCCACAAGTTCCAGTCACACAAAATGGATCATTAATCTTTACACCAACGCCAGACGACGCTGATAGTTTCGTCAAAGATGGTGAAAGACAATCCATTTTAAGAGCTGCTGGTTATCATGGATCTAAAATGTTCAATGTCTGTGAAAGTGAATCCATTGAAATGGAACACTTAAATGCTGCGGACATAGAACCGCTGTACACTCAAGGAGGTAGTTACGGAAGAGATGAAAGCGAAGGCTTTTTCGTTGTCACTGCTGCTACCACCTTTGATTCTGCTGCCGCGATTCCTAGTCCAACTCTATCGTTAGGATGGATACTACTGAAATATCATATTAGGTTTTACAACCCAGTTTTACCCGTCACTGCCGCACCATTTATCGATGAGATTCGAATCATCAATGACAATTGGGGCAATGTGTTTTCAACTGTGGCCATAAACAAAGATGATCCACTATGTGGAATCTATAGTTTTTGGCTACCCACTGATGAAACACAAGGATACTATGCCGCAATCTTATTGGAGGATCTCACCGATTCCGGGGGAAATTTAATAGAAACTTACACCGAAACTCGAGAACAATTTGGCCTCACTAAAGGCCAGTTAATCTTCTTCTATGTCGCTGACGACAAATTGGCAGACTGCATCCAATTCGCGATCTCTCCTTCAGATGCTATATCTAAAGAGAATCCTTTGCGTTTTGCAGCCACACCTACAACTGTAGGAGTTAACGTTTTCGGCAATCTTAGGGCGATATTCTTCCCCACCGTACAAGAGTTATAAAGGCTCAAGTTTGACAAGCTTTGTAAATAATTATATATTTAAAAATAAAACAAAATAGAAAAATAAATAACCAAATAAAATAAAATAAAACATTGAAAATAAAATAAAACACAAAAACAAAAACAAAACCAAAACTGTACTCTCATTTTTGAGAAACCAAGTGTGAAAACATATCAGTAATTCTGGATGCTAATATGTTCCCCTGCACTATAAAAACCTAACGTTTCACTATAGAAAAGTTCTTTGATTCATAGTATTATATACATAATATGAC